CCAAGGTGCTACCACACTGAGGCGGGCTTTTTTTGTGGAGAAACGGTATGACAGTTAAGGAAATCGCTAAGGCAGTAGGGAAAGACGGACGAACAGTACGGCGTTGGGTAAATAAGGCTATGAAAAAATACGAAGATATAGCTTTCAAATACTCTAATGGAAGTCCTGCGAACCCTTCATCATTCACAGAAGATGAAGCAATTAAGATTATCGAATGCGGTATTGGAGTTGAGCAATCAAGTATTTTCAAAACAAGTGTAATTAGACCAATCCAATACAATATCAATGCTGAGAAAATAAAAGCAGTACGAGCTGCGTACAATACGCAGTTGATATCGAAGAGTGAAGCAAGGTCAATAATTGGTGTAGAGAATCCTTTTTTCGTTACTTGGGATGATTCAAATACAGAAGAGATGATAGAAGAAATAAACAATAGCATTGAATTCGGTTTTATTTCTCGATCTGAAGGTAGGCGCATGATTGGAGTAGAAAAAAATCCAGAAGCTTTCACAGGACATCAACAATACGTTTCTGATAAATCAAAAGGTTGGGTATATCTGATCTATGATTCACTAAGTAATAATTACAAGATCGGAATGACTAGCGGCGATCTTTCTATAAGGTTTTCATCTATGCGAACTTCGAATCCAAACATAGAACTAACAGCCGCTACGATGCTCAATGAATATAAGAACCTTGAGAAGGATCTTCACAAATTGTTCGAAGACAAGAACATATCGGGCGAGTGGTTTGATCTTGATGAAGAAGATCTATCGAAACTGGCTAGTGATTACGGATTCACGTTCTTTGTCGAAGATAAGCGAAATAACCCGGAGCTGTTCAAGTAAGCAAGCGGCTATTTTTGTTGACCAATTGTGCTATACTCTCCCCGAAGGAGTCCCACATGGCTGCACCATCAATGAGTAGAGCAGGATATGTTGTAGAGATCACAGAGGCAGGAGCGAACGGCGCGGTTTCAGGCGATAGGTGGATAACAGGATTCCTATTCCATGGAGCAACTACCGGAGGGGATGAGTGTACCGTCAAAGAGGGTTCCGGCGGTCTCGGTTCTGTGTTATTCTGCGCGACCATCTCGAACGGAAATGAGTACGCAAGCATCGCGCTTGCGACTCCTATCCTTGCTGTTGGCGGTTTTCGTTGTGTTACTCTTGATTCTGGTAGCCTTACGGTGTATATGTCGCCACGGTTGGGGAACAGCAGTTGATTGAACCAATAGCAAAATCTCTACTATTGTTGTAAACTGTAATCGTATTTTTAACGAAAGGATTACGATATGGCTGAAAGAGACGCAAAGGGCAGATGGAAGAAGGGCCATGCTCCGAATCCGAGAGGACGCCCAAAGAAAGAACATAGTCTGACCGCAGCTTTAACAGAATATTACAAGGGAAAAGAGAAGAGCGGTACTCCTAGAGTGAAGACTCTTATAGAGAACCTTCATTCTCTTGTGAAGGCAGGCGACATGGCGGCAATCAAGTATGTGTTCGACCGTATTGACGGACTCCCAACCGCACGCCACGAGATAGAGCAATCAGAGACTCCGGAGCTCAAGATCGTAATGGATCAGTTCGTAGAGACCATGACACAAGCGAAGAATTCCGAATCTTCTAGTGACCAGTAGCTCGTGCCATTCAGCGAGAAGCAAACAGACTTCTTTGTAGAGTCAAATCACAGTTTCAACATAGCTACTGGCGCTGTTTCAAGCGGAAAGACCCACGTCTCAACACTCCGATGGTTCCAGCATATCTACGACGTACCGGATGGCGTCCTGCTTCTCATGTCCGGAAAGACTTCAGAGTCACTTTACGACAACGTGATTCGGCAACTCGTTGCGTTGCATCCTGCGGATCTTAGACTGTACAGGTCGCCTATGCGCGTAGTAGTCAGGTCGAAGGGTATCGAGATAGCATGCGCTGATGCGAATAATGAGGCATCATGGGGCAGGATCCAGGGAAAAACTGTATTCGGTTGGCTCGCTGATGAGGTGACGCAATACCCGGAGTCATTCACCAAGATGGCTCAATCACGGTGCCGAGGTGATGGCAAGGTATGGCCGAAGTTCTGGACGTGTAACCCAGGGACGCCGCAACACTATATCAAGACTGACTATATCAACAACACGGATCTTGATGTTGGTCTTTGGGAGTTCACGCTTGATGATAATCCGGTCCTCTCAAGCGAATACATAGAAGAGGTTAAGGCGAGTTATTCCGGTGTGTACTACGACAGGTACATACTCGGGAAGTGGGTACACGCTGAGGGCATGGTCTACGACGAGTGGTCTCGAGAGAACCATGTTGTTGCGCCATTCGAGATCCCGAAGCACTGGCGACGAATCCGTGTGATAGACTGGGGATACACCAATCCGTTTGTATGTTTGTGGATCGCGATAGATGAGGATGGCAGGGCTTACGTCTACGATGAGCACTACCGCTCACGTACGTTGATCAAAGATCATGCGGAGGCGATTCAGACAAGGACAGGAACATTCGAGGCGACGATTGCAGACCACGACGCGCAGGACAACGCGGAGCTCCGGCAACACGGTATTGTCACACGTAATGCAGACAAGGACATTGAAGCAGGATTACAGAAGGTGAAGTCACGCCTACAGCTCGCAGGTGACAATAGACCGAGACTAATGGTATTCTCAAGCTGTGCCAGTGTAATCAGAGAGATGGAGTTGTACCGTTGGCCTACTTCCAGAGAAGGCAGAAACGAGAAAGAACAGCCGTTGAAAGAGAATGATCATGCAATGGACGCGCTACGTTACGGGGTGATGTACCTCGACGGTGGAAAGAAACCGGGGGTTCTATGGGTGTAAAAGACAATCAGAATATATTACAGCGAGCCTTGAGCTATGGTCGACGCGCTATAGCTCGTTCCATTGCATCAGACCCGCAGGCGGTAAAGGCGCTTTCGATCAATAACCCGACGCTTGCGCGTATCTTCTCAGGATACTTCGACGGTGATGACGAGAAGCTCACAGACCCATACTCTCAGATTGCAACGGTCTATGCATGTAATCGTGTAATCAGTTCAAATATCGCACAAGTTCCCTACAGACTCTATCCTCGCGGGAGCGAAGAGCCTATCGAATCCGGGCCGTTGTACGACCTCTACCATTCGCCGAATCCATACATGACAGGCCGACAGATGTGGACGGCGATCGCTACGCTACTCGGAATCGTGGGCTACGCTCCCGTGTTCAAAGATCCAGAGACAGTCAACAATGTCCCTGTTGCGCTCTGGCCGAAGCATCCGAAACACACGACGGTCGTCAGGAATGGAAACGATGTGTTCGTTGGCTGGAACCTCATGCTCCAGGGTAACGTGCTTTTCTTTCCTCGAGATGAGGTAGTAGTCCCGAAGTATTGGAACCCGAACGATGAGATTCTCGGAATGTCTCCTATCGAGGCTCTGAACCTATCGCTACAATCAGAGTGGGGCGCGATACGGTACAACCGGCAATTCTTCGAGCAAGGCCAGGTTCCGGGCGCTGTGTTCTCCACGGATCAGATGCTTGACCAGGAATCGTTCAAGCAGCTCAAACACGAGTTGATTGATACGAGGGCAGGAGCTGACAAGGCGCACAAGGCTATGCTTTTGCACGGTGGGCTCAAGCTCGCAGCAGAGCGGCCAAGCAATCGAGACCTGGAGTTCCTCGAGCTACGCAAGTTCACTCGTGACGACGTGACGATGGTTTACCGTGTACCGAAATCGGAAATCAGCCTCTATGAAGACACCAATTACGCTACGGCGACTAGTGCCGACCTCGGATTCTGGAAGAAAACCCTTATTCCTATCATGCGGCTCATCGAGGACTATTTCGATATCGGCATTAATAACGCATTGGGGTTTCAGGGTAAATTTGACCTTGAGTCCGTTGATGTTCTCAACGCTGAGGTGCTCAAGAAGGCCGAGAGCGCGGAAAAGTTTGTACGCATGGGCGTACCTTTCTCCGTCGTCAACGATAGGCTGGGCCTTGGATTCCCGGAGTTTGACGGGGATAGTGTCCCGCTCTATGGGAACGGACTTCAGGCTACGGAGGAAGTAGTCCAGGAATCAGTAACAGAAAAAGCGATACCGATAGTCGGAGATCCAGAGCCGGAGACAGTAGTCGAGGGCTACGACGTAACGAAAGAGCTCCGGACAGCGAAGTGGAAGTCTCTCATGAACGAGGTTAACCCGCTCATGGGTCGGGCGAATCGTGAAATCAAGGACTGGTTTTTCGACATTCAGCAGCAGATACTGAAGGCTGTTGTGAAGTATGTCGACGGTCAGACGGTGACCAAGGCAGAGCAGTTGTCTGACTTTGAGTGGATTGACCGGTACTTTTCTGATGCTGCATTCAGAGATTTGATGTCTCCGTTATTCCGTGAAGCTGTGGGAGTTGGGGCTGACTCTATCCGGTTTGCAATCGGCCAGATACCAGAGGAGCGAATACAACTCGCAGTCAATCAGCGGTTCGAAAAGCTCACCGGAGTTGTTGAGAACGCACGGGAGACAGTTCTCCGGTATCTACGTGGCGCATTGTCTCAGGCGATAGAATCAGGTGCTACCGAGGAAGAGCGAGCACAGATGATAGTCGACGCTGTGAAGAGTAGCATGAAGATCAACAGTAACCGGGCACGGACAATAGCCAGAACAGAGATGCATACTGCCTATGCTGTTGGGCGGCATGAGAAAGCTATCGAGACAGAGCCGAGCCACAAGACTTGGATTTCGAGCAGGGATGATAGGGTCCGGGAGGCTCATGTACATTTAGAAGGTGAGCGAGTTCCATTTGATCAAGAATATTCCAACGGATTGATGTTTCCATTAGATCCAAATGGCCCTGCTGACGAAGTTATATCGTGCAGATGCGTGGAGGTATACGACTATGAAAACGAATAAAGCTCTGACCGGTGTAGTGCAGAAAGCAGAAGACGGAGTGTACTCGATCATTGCATCAACCGGAGATCTAGACCGAGACGGCGAGAGGATCTTGCCGGAGTCGTTCAAGGAATCGTTACCGGCGTATCTGAAGAACAACCCGGTTGTGCTTGGATTCCACAACTACAATGATTTTGCAATTGGTAAGGCTGTCGGTGGCCGAGTGACAGACAATGCCCTGGAGCTTGAGATTGTGTTCGCAGAGACTGAGCGAGGCAAGGAAGCACGGTATCTGTACGACAACGGATTTATGAACTCTTTCAGTGTCGGGTTTATTCCGAAAGATTGGCAGAATGACAAGGAAGTATGATAATGTAGACAGTCAAGAACCTGAAGCAAGCCATGCGGTAGAACCAGGCGGCGAGAAAATGCGGAAGGCTGACATATTACGAATCCTATACAGGAGGCGCTAAATGGAAAACACAGCGCAACTGAAACGACAGATAGAAACCCTCCGCAAGCTCGCCGAGAAAGAAACCGACGAGGCGGAACTGAAGAACATCGCAGAAGAGATTGACTCTCTTCACGTCGAAATAGGCAAACTCGAGGCGAAGGCTGAGGTTGAGGAAGCTAAGGCAAAGGCTGCTGTAGAAGCAGACACCAAGGCCGTCGAGAAAGCCCGAACCGAATCGCCTCTGAACGTCCAGACTCCACGGATCGAAGTCGGAACCCCTGGAAACTACAAGGGATTCCAGCTCAAGCGCGAGCTTGACTACTGTGTATCCGGTGCAACGCTTCCTGGTATGTACAAAGGCCTGTTCGAAGATCGTCCAGGTGTACAGCAGCGCATGAAAGAGCGACCGGAAGCAGCCGAGAAGGTTCTGAAAACCTTTGTAGACCTCTACACTCGAGCGGCCTCCACTCCGATTGCCAAGGCTTCGATGCAGGAAGGCACTAACTCCGAAGGTGGCTACCTCGTACCAGAGGAACAGCGATTCGAGATCCTGGCGTATATGCGGGAGTCTTCGGTATCCTTGAGAGAGTGTACCGTAATCCCGATGACCTCTGACTCGATGACCATGCCCCGCGAGCTCGCGAAGGTCGATGTCACTATCACGGCTGAGGAATCAGACGCGACGCAGAGTGACCCGACGTTCGAACAGGTTACGCTCACCGCGAGGCGGTTTGACGCGTTCTCTGTTGCATCGAATGAGCTCATCCAAGACGCTGCGAATCCTGGCGGAATTGCAGGGCTCCTCCTCGACCAGTTCACTGAGGCTATCGGCCTCAAGTCTGACTCGGTCGTATTCCTTGGGACTGGATCTCCGATGTCTGGTGTATTCAAGTCTGCCGGTTACTCGACTATCATCGGTAACTCTTCGACCTCTGGGTCTACCGCGTTCTCGACGTTGACTGAGGCGACCATTCGTGACGCCGCCTCTCAGATCGCAGAAGAGGAACTCGGCAACGCAAAATGGTACATGAACAAGGCGGTCATGTGGCAGAACGTCAGGGGATTGAAAGACGATAACGGTCAGTACCTCCTGAATCAGGTTGGTATGGGCCAGGCTGGACCCGACACGCTGTGGGGCTATCCGATAATCAGAGGATCGAAGATGCCGTCGACCTCTGGTGTTAGTACCGGTTTCATTGTGTTCGGTAACCTCCGGGGAGTTTATATAGGTGAACGACTCGGGAACCTCAGACTCATGATGGATCCGTATGTACTTGCGAAGAGCTATCAGACTCGGTTCTTCTTCTTCACGCGTTGGGGTCATACCCAGGCATTGCCGAAGAGGTACACGCGAATCTTGACCTCCGCTTCCTAGGTCCATCTCGCGGCGGGGGAGCACTTCTCCTCTCCCTCGCCGCACTTTTTTTGAGGTATATATGACGAAAGATCGGCGAAAGTGTCCGAACTGCAAGAAGACCTACAACGATAAGAACGTCACGACGTGTCTTGCGTGTGGGTATCCGACAGAACGATTGATAGTCACGAAGGGAAGAAGCGGTACTGTCTCAAATGCAACAGCGACGAAAAAGGGCCACGCTCAGAGGAGTACAGGAGAGACAGTTGATAATGGATGACCCTCAGGGTCTAGCGAAATGGAACAGACATGCGAAAACTGTAAATACTGGGTGCATCCTGAACATGTGGACGTGCTTATTTTTGGTCACTGCCATAGGAGCCCACCGCCAGATAGAGAGTCAACAGACTCAGCCAGATGGCATACGTCACACTACCCGCTCACACAGGCCGACGATTGGTGCGGTGAGTGGAAAGCGAAACCACCGATACCGACATGATTAGAATCCTCCATGTCCCAAAGACTGGCGGCACTTCCATATGGAAGGCTGTCCAGGTATCGGGCGTTCCGTGCTATCACACGGACATGCTACTAGGAACACCTCCACGAGATCTCGTATACACCCAAAGCCACACAATCCAATGGAACCCAGAAGAGACCGGGACGCGATGGGGAACTATCGTAAGAGATCCGGCTGACTGGTATGTGTCGGTCTACAATCATGACATGAGACGCCGAGAAACCGTGATACCGTTCGATCAATGGTACAGTCTCGGAGGCGTCAATTCAGTTCTACCAATCGGTGGGGTCCGTAATCGTCAGTCGGCCTATCTCGGATTCTTTGCCGGTTCTCCTTCTC